GGCTTTCAATTGCCGCTCAAGGCGTGCAATCTCCGCTCGGTCGGGATTGGGAATGTGATCCCAGCCACATCCGGTCGATTGGTTCTCGGCAGCACCTTCGATGGCGTGCGCTAGCGCCGTGATCTGATCATCTGTCAGGGTGATGCCCAATTCGCAGGGCACCTCCTCGGCGAAGATGCGCCAGTATGGGTGAACGTCGCGGCTCATTTCGTGAAATCCCAAACGATGACGCGCGGAGCCAATTCTTCGGCCTCCATTGCGCGAGCATCAGAAGCCCATGCTTCCTCGGTTTCCTGCCAGAGGGTAAGGTCTATGATGGAGAGGCATTCAAGACACGTTCCGTCTGATGCCATCTCTGACATTGCTGTGCAGGTAGGGCAGTAACGGAGAGCGTTGTGGGCCTTGATGTGAGAGGGGGCGTTCACTTGCCCTGCTCCCGAGCGAGGGCGGCGGCTTCGCGAAGCTTGGCGACGACCTCTGCCTGCGTCCGCTCCGGGTCATCATTCCAATCGGCGACGAACTCTTCACCAATAAGCCTGCGCAGCACAATCGAGGGTGCGTTGATGTCGGAGGCGAAGTTTCCCACCCGCATGATGGCGCCTAGAGCGCACCAGCAGTCGCCGGTTGGACCGACATAGTTGCCTTGGTGCCAAGCGCCTTCCGGCTCGATTAGATCGGCAGCACGGTCAAGCACGTCAGATACGCGCGATGGGGTGGCGGGAGCGTTCATGCTGCCGGACCTTGGGCGATGTCCTTCGGACCCGCGCTGTCGCCTTCGGCCAAGCCCGTTCCGGTCTTGTCGGCTTCGCCGCTTCCATCGCTATCGCGCGGGGTCATTTTGCGTCGATTGATCAGAGCCTTGACACTAGCCAGCGAACCGACGCGGCGTTTTGGCTGCATGCCGAAAGCGGGCTCGCCATCGGGCGCGAACCACTGGCGATAATAGACTGCTAACGTGCCAGATTTCTGCGTTTCCACGATTTCGTGGATGCGAAGTTCCAGATACCCGTCGCCTTCGCTGCCACTATCCTCGTCAGCAAAGCCCCACACTTCATGGAGCGGAGCGCCATCGGCATCGCGCCCTTGATCGAAGGTGGCCATCGCGTAGCCCTGCGACCGATAGACGCGCGAGGGATCGAAGCCCGAAGGGGCAAGACGCGGAGCGGCTTGATCGGAGACGAGAGCCCGGTCGCCATCAGGCGACGCGCCACCATCCTGCCCCTCTTCTAGGTGAGTGTGAGCGGTCATGCCGAAGCCTGCTCGGCGAGACGAGCGGCAAGCGCGCCGAAAGTGTGTGGGCGCCTAGCCAGCGCACCCTCTAGAGCGGCGGGGAGCGGGTATTCTTGGCGGGCTTCAGCATCCCGATCACGCCAATAGTCGCCGCCTACCGCCGGGCTAGCGATGCCATGATCTTTTAGGAACAGACACAGCGCGCAGCCGAAGACGTCAAAATATCGGTACTCTTCGGATGGCTGCTGCCGTGACACCCACGCCGCGAAACTCTCGACGGTAACGCGCGAAGGATCGAAGCCCGAAGGGACGAGACCGTGAGCGGGCTCGGCGGGAACCGCGAGAGCCTGTTCGGGAACCGACGCGCCAAACTGCTTGAACATATTCCGCCTCCACACTCTGATCGTGTATGGAGGGGTAGTACCGATAATCGGTTATATCGTCAATACCGAAATTCGGTTATTTTCCGGCAGGCTCGTCTTTCCCAGCCAGAATGAAGCGAGCTGACCAGTATAGCAGGAACGCCACGACCCAACCCGCGATGCATAGCGCGATCGCCATGCCGAAGCCCGATTCCCACATATTACGGTCGGTGGCGGTTATCTGCTCGAAGCCAGCTTTCGACTTGTTGTAGCAGCGGTCCCACTCTGCGTTAAACTTGTCGATCGGGACGCCGTACACGCTGCGGTAGCAGAGGTCGGCAGACGAGGTGACCAACTCGGTTCGCTCCCGCTCTTCGCTATGCTTAAAGCAATAGGCGCCAATCGGCACCCACCACAGTGACAGGATTACGCAGAGGCGGACATACCACCCCAACCTCAAAGTGGCGAACCTGTCCAGACGACGCGGCCAAGCACGATGAAATCACAATCACTCACCAGGAAGGACTGATGGTCCTCGTTGTCTGACATCGGTTCAAAGCGGGGCGGCTTTGCACGATACGCCTTCACTGTGACTTCGTGCTCCCCGTTTTGGATAAGGTAGCACTTGCTGTCGATAAGCGACTTTTGGCCGGGGTCGATCACGATCCAGCCGCCATCCCGGATCAAGAGATTCATGCTGTCGCCGACGACCTCAACCGCGAACGCGCGATTGCTGGCAATGCCGGCGGGGATCGTCATGCGCGGACCTGGCATTTCCACAGCTTCGCGCCAACGGCCGGCAGACGCCATGCCTATTACAGGCACGCTCTGGACGCCAACGGCGCCCTCGGGAGCCAGGCGCAAGAAGTCGTAGATCTTGGCGGCTTCGGCGATTTGAACGCGCCGATCGCCCTTGAATATCTTGGCCAGCGCCGACTTGTGGGTCAGCCCGATAGCCTTCGCCAGCGCTTCCTGAGTGACGCGCTGGTCGCGCATCGCCTCCTTAACTCGGTCCAGATCGAAAGCAGGTTCAGCCATGGACCGATTATGGCGTTCGTCCAGAATTCCGAAATCCGCCAAAAACGGTAACGCTGCCTCTTGCATTGAGTACCGATAATCGGTAATGAGAGCGGTATGCATGTAGTTCACGCGATCTTCAAAGCGTTCGGAGGCACAAGCGCGATCGCCGACAAGGCGAACGTCCCGCAGCAGACTGCGAGCTATTGGACGTCACGAACGCCCCCCGAAATTCCACCGTCTCAACGGCTTGGCGTGATGATGGCAGCCCAGGCGCACTCCGTCGAACTGCCAGCATCGGCATTGAAATACCTTCAGTCGCGCGACCGCACGCCGCCGGAAGCCCGATGCTAGACCGGGCCGCCCACGATGATCTTGCCGCCGGGCAGGTGAGCAATCTTGCTCCCGTCCGCCGCACACATCTCCACTGCGACGGATTGCGCCCGAGCGAGATTGGTAAAGAACGTGTGCCGAGTGAGGGCCAAATGGACCTCGCCTCCGCTGTCGGTAATGTGGACGTGTTCGCCTCTGACCTCAAAGTTGAGGACAGAATCCACCAATATGGCGCTACGCATTTACACCCCTCCCCGTGGTGCCGCGCGAACAAGCGCGGAACTGGAGAGACTAATCTAGTCATATGTCAAAACACAACAATTGATAGCGCCCGTTCCGGCCCTATCGCGTTGTTTAAAGGTCGTTTCGCACAAGATACGACACTAGCGCTCTGTTTACCATCGGTCACGTCTGAATGACGCAACCGGGGGGCACATTCAAACGAGCGACCGTCACGATCGATGACGTGTCCGAACCGCGCGCTTGGGAGCGCGAGCTGTTCCACCGGGCGGCGCAACGCGGCCAACCGCCTGCGGATATCTCGCCTCGCAACAATCCAACCAATCAACATGGGGAAGCCTCATGAAGGACATGCTTCTGATCGCCATCGCGATCCCGTTCGGCGTCGGCATCACGGGCTTCCTGGGGTTCGTGCTTCAGCCGCGCGACTACCCGCGTCGCCGCAGCGCCAAGGTCGATCGGGGTAATTCTCCGTTCCATGGCCGCAACAATTAATCCTGGGGAGGAATAAGATCATGCCTGACAATGTTGCGATCATCCGCGAGCGCCAGTGCGGCATTCGTCGTGAGATAGACCGCCGGGGCATCGCCCTGAAGCTGGTAGCTGCTGACAGCCGCATTCCCTACGAAACGCTGCTCACCTACTTCCCGCAAGAGGGAAGCCGCGAGCCCGCCCAAATCCCCGGCGGCGCAATCTACGCACTCTGCGAGGGCGGGGCGCTCCCCGCTGATCTGCTGTCGCTGCTGCTGCCGAATGGCTGGCAAGTCGTGCGCGTTCCCGAGGGCGTCGACCACGACAAGGTTGCCGAGCTGGCTGCGGATTATCTCGCCACCAAGAACGCCACGCATCACCCCGATAGCGAGGCCGGCCGCGACATCGGACCGAGTGAAGCTGCGAAGCTTACCGGCAAACTCGTTCAGTTGAGGGCTGCGGCATGAACGTGGCCCCGATGCTCCAAGCCCAGCCATGGTCGCCAGAAGACGACGCAGAGCTGTTGCGCCTGATCCACACCGGCATGCGGGCTATGCAGATCGCGCCATATTTCCCCGGCCGTAGCCTTTGCTCCGTGGAAAGCCGCTTCTCTAAGCTCCGTAGAAAGCACGGGCTTATCCCCGAGCCACGGACGGACGATGGTGTTCCCGGCGGATATCGGAACCGCATGAGCGTTGCCCGCCTCGCTGCGGAAGCCGCTGCCTACGAACGCAACCGCAGGATCGACGCAGAGCGCGGCTGTCGTCTGCTCAAGGAGGCGATGGACCGATACTACGCCAATCGCCTTCAGCGGGCCGCCTAGCACATGGCGGGGGGCAAATCAGTAGAGCTAAGCTGGCCAGCCAAAGAGCTGTCCCCGAACGCTCGCGTGCATTTCCACGCCAAGGCGGGTGCTGCGAAAGCCGCCCGCTCCGAAGCGTACTGGCTGACCAAGCACGTCGATATGCGCCCCGCTAATGACGATGGCGAGATCGTCCTAGCGATCGTGTTTCATCCGCCCGACAAGCGGAAGCGCGACCTGGATAACATGCTTGCCGCGAGCAAGAATTATTTAGACGGAATCGCTGACGCAATGGCCGTCAACGACCAGCGCTTCGCCTTCACCATTCGCCGTGCCGAGCCCTGCAAAGGTGGCCGCGTTGTCGTGTCGATCGGGGAGGGCGCTAATGGGTAAGCGGTCGTCATTCGAGCGCATCCCGCGCGACTTCTACCCGACACCGCGCGAGGCTGTGTTACCGCTGTTGCCGCACCTATGGCCGCGCACACGGTTCGTAGAGCCATGCGCAGGCAATGGGGCGCTAGTGGACGCCCTAACCGCCGCAGGGCACGTTTGCGCACGGGCATGGGACATTGAGCCCCAGCGCGAGGATATCGACCAGATCGACGCCCTGACGCGATTGGTGGGCAACATTGATTGCTTCATCACCAATCCGCCGTGGGACCGGCGAGTCCTGCATCCGATGATCGAGCATTTCAGCGACCAGCACCCGACGTGGTTGCTGTTCGATGCAGACTGGCAGCACACCCGCCAGTCTGCTCCCTACCTGCCGCGCCTCCGCAAGATCGTGAGCGTCGGGCGGGTCAAGTGGATTCCTGACAGCAAAATGACCGGCAAGGACAATTGCGCCTGGCACCTGTTCGATCGGCCTTCCGACGCAGCCGCGCTGTTCTTCGGGAGGCTTGCCGCATGACCCGCTACGAAGCCCTTATCTCATCTGCCTCCAGAGACACTCTAGCAGCTATCAACGCAAGTTGGTGGGCACGCACCTCCCTTATCCCCCTCGATACCGTCCAAGGCTGGATAGCAGCACGTATCAAGGATCTGGACGATCAAGACATCATCCGGGCTCGGCCTGAGGCGGTGCCTGAGTGAGCCGCGTAGAGGTCATCGGTAACGCCACGCTTTACCTTGGCGATTGCCGTAACATTCTCCCAACGCTCGGCAAGTTCGATGCTGTCGTTACTGATCCTCCTTATGGGATTGGGATCGCATCGAACCCCGTGCGTCAAGCTCATGAACGCATGGACTGGGATGCCAGCGCGCCTGCCGCCGATCTGATCGCGCTGGTTGTCGCGATGGCCCCACAAGCCATCGTTTGGGGCGGCAATTACTTTAGCCTTCCCCCTGCGCAATGTCTCCTGATTTGGGATAAATTGCAGCCTCACGATTTTTCGCTCGCGATGATCGAAGCAGCGTGGACGACGCTCAAGAAACCCGCAAAGATGTTCCGGCAATCGGTTACCTCTTATCCCAAAGAACACCCGACGCAAAAGCCAGAGCCACTGATGAAATGGTGCATCAGCCATCTGTCAGACCCAGCTCATACGATCCTCGACCCCTTCATGGGTAGCGGCACCACAGGCGTCGCAGCCGTACAAATGCAGCGCCAATTCATCGGCATCGAGCGCGAGCCCAAGTATTTCGACATAGCCTGCAAGCGCATTGAAGACGCTCAACGTCAAGGCAACCTATTCACGGAGGCCGCCGCGTGAGCAAGGCCGCGCCCGCCATTCCGCTGTTCGGTGACGCCTATCTGGCGGACACGCACCACCTGACGCTTGAAGAGCACGGCGCATACCTGAAGCTGCTTATGATCGCGTGGCGCATGGATGGCTGCGCTCTGCCCGACGACGACATGCGCCTGGCTAAGATCCTTGGCGTCACAAGGGCCAAGTGGGCGAAGCTCAAACCGGTCGTTTTGGCGTTCTGGACGCTCGACAATGGTCGGTGGTTTCAGGGCCGTTTGAGCAAAGAGCGTAGCTACGTTGAAACGCGCCGGATAACCCAAAGTCAAAAGGCACACGCCAAGTGGGAAACGCCACCTAAGGGCGATGGCCTGTCCGATGCTAGGAAGCGGTCAGCAAGGCTTGCTGAGGCAAGGCAGAAGGGGAGGCACGATAAGGATGATTGGGCCGCACTCGTAGCGATCACAGGAAACCAGTGCGTCAAGTGTCATGCCACTGGAGTCGAACTGGTTAAGGATCACATCCTGCCGATCTATTTGGGCGGTAGTGACGCGCTAAGTAACCTGCAACCGCTCTGCATTCGGTGCAACTCTTCTAAGGGTGCAGATGCAACGGATTATCGGCTAAGTGCTTGTAATGACTTGTTCGAACGCCTGCCGAACGCCTGCCCAACGCTTGCCCCTCCACCTCCACCTCCACAAGTAGAAGAAGAAAGAACTGAGGCTACGCCTCAGTCTGCGAAAAGCGCCGTTCTGCCGATCGCTGAGGCGCAACGGCATTGGAACGAGAATGCTCGCCAAGCCGGGTGGCCGACAGTCACCCGATGCTCGGGAAAGCGGCTGACCGATTTGCGGAACCGGTTGCGGGCCGAGGGGCTCGACGGTTTCGTGGCGGCAATCGCCAGAGCGCGAGCATCGCCGCTGCTTGGCGGAACAGACCCGCCGCACTGGTTCACCTTCGACTTTATCGTGAACCCCACCAGCTTCGACAAAGTGATGGACGGAAACTATGACAACCGCGCAAAATCCATTGGTCCCTCAGCAGCAAACGACTCTCGCTCAATCGGAGCAGCGGTCCGTTTCGTTGCGGATGGCTGACATCAACGACCTCGACCCGGTGAGCCGGGCAGAGTTCGCCAATGAAATGACACCATGCCTAGCCCTGACTAGCGGGGTAGGGATGACCGCAGCGGACCAGCGGGTGTGGCTGAGTGCCGCCTACCGCGCCCTAGACGGCATCCCGATAGCCTTGCTTAAGCGGGGTTGTGATGCGGCGATGAAGACCGCCGATCACCCGAGCAAGATTGTCCCGACGATCATCAAGGAAATTCGGGCCGATTGGGACTGGCGCAAGAAGTTCGCCAAGCCCACCCGCCCGGCGCTCGAAACGCTTGAGGCGCCAACCCCAGAGATCAGCGCGGAAGAGCGGGCGAATGTCAGCCAGTCGATGGCTACGCTGCTCGCAAGGATGGCCGCGACCGCTCCCAACCTGGAGACGATTTTAGGTGGGAAGAATGGATCAACGTGAATGGCCGAACAAGGGTTGGCCGCCCCGCGACCCCAACGTTCCGCTCGGCATCCGCTGGGCCAACGGACGGGTATCCCGCCACACCTACACCGCTGGTCAGCTCATCTGGAGACTTCGCGGCGACGATCACGACATCAAGACATTCTGGCGAACTAACGGACAGGACGATTTGGAGGAAGCGAGATGAGAGAGCTGAGCTTGGTCGAGGCCGCGATCGTGGAGGCGCTTCAGGAAGATCATTCGGGAGCGCCCGTGCAGGCGGATGAAGAGATTTTCTTCTGCATGCGCGGCGATGTCTCCGTCTCTCGAATGGCTGCAATTATCCGAAAGCGGATGAGTGACAGCCTGCGCGGATTGGAACCGAAGGAAGCAAGATGATTAGCGATCAAGAGATTTGGATGCGCGCCTGGGTGGCTGTCGCGAGCACCTTCAACGCCAAAGCGCCTGACTGCACCCGATACGCGGACGCCTGCCTGAAAGATTACAGGGAGCGCTTTCCGCGACCGAGCATGCGCGTTGGCACGCTCAATACCGGCGTCTCGATACCGCTCGCCACGACAAGCGACAGCTATTTTCCACGCGCGGCAAGGGCAAATCTCTCATTTAAGGGGTAGGGGTATCATGGCAAAGCGAACGAAACTGAAGATCGACACTCGCGGGCCGCTGCAAAAGCTGGTGGACGCGGAAGCTGCGAATGATCACGCACAGCCGCTCGTCAACGAGTTCGCTGCGCGCCATGGCGACTACGATCGCAACTTAACCAAGGTCGTCAATCGCGGGGGCACACCCATAGCGCGCTGGCAAACCGCTGGCCTGTTATCCGACAGCCAGAATGCGGCCATCGCTCACTGCAGCGCCCTATGGGATGCGATCAGCACGTCGGGCGGCTTGGTGGCCAACCTCAATCGCACGGTGTTCGGCAGCCCTGGCGATGGCAATTTGCGCGAGATTGAGGCGCGGGATGATCTGCACCGGATCAAGGGGTATTTCCCGGCCAAATATTGGGACACCTACGAGAACGTCGTGCGGTTCGATGAGCCTGCCGGATATGCGGGATCTCGGCTCACTGAGTGCAAGAACGATCAGGTGAGCGCTGCGCGTACAGTCGTTCAATTCGTCGCGGATATTATTTCGATGAAAGAGCGATTGAGCTATTGACAATGCCCCACCCCGCATGCTAAGTGAATCGGTAATTACTAGAGCTGCGCCTGAAAGGGTTGCAGCTCTTTTCATTTCTGCGCTCCCTGTGTGGCGGTGCGTGGAAGGCGGCGGGGTTTTGACCACAGAGTCACGCCGCCAACTCTTTGGGCTTCGGCCCGACCAGCAAGCGCCCACCCGGCGCAAGCACATCCTCCCTATGCTGGCATCGCGTTCCGGCACTGAGTGGCTTGCTGGGTTAATCGAGAGGTGAGCGATGGACTGGCCTCTCATAGCACTTCACGCTCTATCCGCCGCCCTTAAGGAAGCAGCGCGCCAAGCTACGCAGCGCGCCAGCGATCGGCATGAGCGGATTGCTGGCAAGTGACTACGATAGCGACGGACGGCAAGAGCATGGCCGCCGATAGCCAAGTTACCGCCGGGCAAGAAATAACGGCGTTCACCCAAAAGGTCCACCGCTTGGACGATGGGCGCATCATAGGATGCTGCGGGCCATCGATCTCCTGCGCGAAGTTTCGCGAGTTCATGATAAATGGTGGTGATAAGCCCGACCTGTCCGACGAGTTCCGCGCACTCATCCTGCATCCCAGTGGCGTCGTCAGCTACATCGAAAAGGATTTCGTAGAGCTTCCATATCGTGCCCCGGCGGGCATTGGTAGCGGGAGTGAGTTCGCCATTGGCGCAATGCTGGCCGGCGCGAGCCCTCGTAAGGCTGTCGAGCTGGCCATTGATCGCGACACACACAGCGGCGGGGAAGTTCATTCTATCGCGCTTTAAGGCGCACAACTGAAAGGCCAATGAATGGCCATCCTGGCAAACGCAAAGCACGAAGCGTTCGCCCGTAGCATCGCAAAGGGAATGTCGGGCAGGGAAGCGTATCGTGGGGCGGGCTATGCTCAATCCAGCGATAGCGTAACTGATGCCGCTGCGTCCCGGCTGTTAAGCGATGTTAAGGTGCAAGCGCGAGTAGCCGAGCTTCAAGACCGCGCTGCGGAATCGACCGTCACCACCATTGAAAGCCTGATTGAGGCAGGGTGGCAGATCGTCAAGAACGCACAGGCTGACAAGCAGCATGCGGCCGCGTCTCAGACGATCGAGCGCATTGCCAAGATAGCCGGGCTCTGGATCGAAAAGAGCGAATCCAAGAACGAAACGAACCTGCGGCGATGGCTGGAGGACTGAGCGAGCAAGAGCAATCCGCTCTATCCGAAAAGCTCCGGTCTGACTTCCTGTTCTTCGCCCGCAAATGTCTGTTCATCCGCCGCAAGGACGGCAAGATTGTCCCGTTCGTGCTCAATCGGGCGCAGCGGCATTTGCATGATCGGCTGGAACGGCAGCGCACGGCGTCAGGCAGAGTGCGGGCAATTCTGGTCAAGGGCCGGCAGCTCGGCGCGTCCACGTACATCCAGGGTCGGTTCTACTGGCGCCTGTGGGGTGGGCAGGGGCTTAGGGCGTACATCCTGACGCATGAGCAGGCGGCCACGGACAACCTGTTCGCGATGGCCCGTAGGTTTCATGACGGCGTGCCGGACGAAGCCAGGCCACCGACGAAGAATGCGAACGCGAAGGAATTGGTGTTCGCCGATAACGACTGCTCCTACGCGGTCGCCACGGCGGGCACGAAGGGCATCGGTCGATCAGCGACGTTGCAGTTGTTCCATGGCTCGGAAGTTGGCTTCTGGCCGAACGCCGAAGACCATGTGGACGGCGTGTTGCAGGCAATCGCGGACGCCGAAGGAACTGAGCGGCTGTTCGAGTCGACCGCGAACGGCATCGGGAATGTATTTCAACGCCGCTACGCCGCCGCACAGCGTGGGGACAGCGACGAAGAGGCAATCTTCATCCCGTGGTTTTGGGGCGAGGATTATGTCAGGGAATGCCCTGATGATTGGGACGCGCCGAAAGCATGGCGCGAATATGGTGAGCTATACGAGCTTTCCTGGGATCAACTCTATTGGGCGTTTTGCAAGAACCGCGACATGGCGACGGCCACCGGGACAAACCCGGACGAGCCGTGCTGGAAGTTCAGGCAGGAATACCCGGCGACCGCTGACGAGGCGTTCCAGACGGCCGGCAACAGCTTCATTGCTGCGGATGACATCGCGAAGGCCCGCAAGGCTTCAGTGATCGCGCAAGGGCCGCTGATTATCGGCGTCGACCCGGCGCGTGGCGGTGGAGATAAGACGGGCATCGTTTCACGCCGGGGGCGCCGGATTGGCGAGATCGCGTGCGAGCGTTGGGACTTTGACGATACGATGGTGATCGCGGGACACGTCGTCTCACTGATCAACAAATGGCGACCTGATGCCGTCAACATCGACGTCGGAGGCTTGGGTGCCGGTGTTTATGACCGCCTGGCTGAGATGGGTTACGGTCGCATCGTCAACGCGGTCAACTTCGGGTCCAATCCGGTTGGGAGAGGGCCGACCGGCGACGATCTGTACGAAAACCGGCGTGCCGAAATGTGGGATACGATGCGCGATTGGTTTGGTGATCCTGCCGGCGTGCAGATTCCTGACGACGATGCGTTGCATGGTGACCTGGCATCCCCGGTGTGGGGTCCTGGTGCGACGCGGCACAAATCGAACAATGAGCTGGTGATCGAGCCGAAGGACAAAATCCGGGAGCGGTTGGGATTCTCGCCGGACCTCGGCGACGCGGCGGCACTGACGTTTGCGGTTCCGATCGCGCAGCACATTCACGAAGATGAGGACGATGAACCGCGCGGCCGATCGGCTTCGACGGGCTATTAGGAGCAGCACATGGGCACCACCAATTTCGACACCGTATCGGCCAACGCGTTCGTCTCCGGGTCGGGCACGGCAATCACGGGCATCACCATCTATTCGCAGTCGATCGACGTTGCGTCTGTCGCGGCCAATACGTCGGCTGAGCAGACGTTCACCGTCACTGGCCTGACGACGGCTGACAAGGTGTTCGTGATCAAGCCGAGCCTGAGCGCTGGCCTTGTGATCGGTAATGCCCGCGTGTCGGCTGCCAACACCCTGGCAGTCACGTTCGGCAACCTGACGGCCTCGCCGATCGACCCGGCGGCTGAGGCTTACACCATCGTCGCGATTCGCTCGTAAGCTCTGCCGTGAAGATGGACCCCGAACAGCGTCGCGACGACATTGCGGCGTCTGAGGGCGACATCACGGATAAGCTAGACCCAAGCGAACTCGCGCGCATTGGTGCGGACGTCGTTGAGGATTACGAACGCGACCTGACCGATGGCGCAGACTGGCGCGACAAGGCGGAGGCGGCGGTAAAGGCTGCCGCTCAAGAGAAGCCGGACAAGAAGGATCACCCTTGGTCTGGCGCCTCGAACGTCAAATACCCGATGCTCACCGTATCGGCCAACCAGTTCAACGCCAGGGCATACCCCGCGATTGTCAAGGGCGATGAGGCGGTTTCGGTCAAGGTTGTGGGCAGGGACACCGGCCGGCCTCTGATGGGGCCTGACGGGCATCCTGTGTTCACTGTGAACGGTCAGCCGGTCCCGATGGCGGTGCTGGCTCAGACTGACCCGTCGCAGCTTCCCGCCGAGCCACAGCCGGTATGGGCGATTCCGCCCGGCGGCAAGAAGCTGCGGGCCGAGCGCGTCCGCGACTACATGAACGTCTATCTCTTCTATCGCATGAAGGGATGGGAGCTAGATACCGACCAACTGTTGATGATGCTGCCGATCGTCGGTTGCATGTTCCGCAAGGTCTACAAGGTCGGTGGCGAGTGCAAGGTTCGCCTTGTCTCCGGTCTGAAACTGGTAGCTCCGATGTGGGCCGTCGACTGCAAGTCCGCACCCCGGCTGACGGAGGTTATCGACAACCTGGCAACGTATCAGGTCAAGCAGAAGATGGCGTCTGGCTTCTATCGTGAGGTGCATTGGCCCTCCGATACGGACGGCGACGATGAAAAGCCGCGCACGATCCTTGAGCAGCATCGCTACATGGATCTGGACAAGGACGGTCGGGCCGAGCCTTATATCGTCACGGTCGACCATGAATCGCGCGAAGTTCTACGGCTGGAGGCCAATTTCGGCCCGGACCAGTTGAACGACCAAGACGGCGATATCGACAAGGCGTCGGTCTATTACATCAAGTACGACTTCCTGCCGAACCCGGATGGCAATTTCTACGGCATCGGCTTCGGTCATCTGCTGACCGAGATCAGTGAAGTCATCAACACCACGATCAACCAGATGATCGACGCGGGCACGGCTCAGATTGCCGGCGGCGGCTTTATCGCATCGGGTGTCCGGCTTCAGGCCAAGGGGCAGACGTCAATCCGCCTTCGCCCCGGCGAGTATCGGACAGTTGACACGAACGCGTCGGACCTTCGGGCAGGCATCGTGGAGCGCACATTCCCGCAGCCGTCGACCGTGGCGTTCCAGTTGCTCGATATGATGCTTGGCGCCGCGAAGGATGTTGCATCCATCAAGGACGTCATCACCGGCGACGCGTCGAACAACGGTCAAGTGGGCACGACCATGGCCCTGATCGAGCAAGGGCTTCAGGTTTTCACCGCGATCTACAAGCGGGTCTATCGCTCGCTCAAGGACGAATTCACGCTGCTATTTGAATGCCTGTCCAAATGGGGCGGCGAAGAAACGGCACAGGATTATCTCAACGTGCTGGACGACCCAGCGGCCAATTTCGAGAAGGACTTTGACCTTCGCGACATGGACATTCGCCCTGTCAGCGACCCGACCAGCGTCACGAAGATGCAGAAAATGGGCCGGGCTCAGTTTCTCGGCAGCTTTCTGGGCAAAGGGCTCAACGACCAGGCGATCATGCGTCGGATGCTTGAGGCGGCCGACGTCGAGGACATTGACGAGCTGTTTCCGAAAGGTCCGCCCCAGCCAGATCCGATCATGGTCGCGAAAACGCAGCGCGAGAACGCAGCGGCGACCAAGGACATGGCGACAGCGCAGAAAACCGGCCTCGAAACAGCCATCGCGGCGCACGACCACGGCATGAACATGGGAGCCATCGATGGCAACGCCGACGCAGGAGGAATTCCAGGCATGGCAGGACCATCCGGTGACCCAATGGGTCCGGGCGGCGGCCAAGATGTCGGCGGAGGAATGCCGCCAGGACTGGCTCCGCCGCAGCTGGGCGGGTGAAGTAGACCCTCTCTTGAGGGCGGAACTGTTCGCCAGGTCGGATGCGTATCTGGCGATCGATGAAACAACCTATGAAGGGTGGGCTGAAGCACATGGGGAAGATCCCGTCTACGACTGACCTGAAGCCAGGCATTAGCCGGCTTGCCGAGTACAATGTGCTGATCGCACCGGAGGACACCGAAGAGGTGACCAAGGGCGGAATCATTCTCGCGACGTCGATCAAGGATGCGAACGATATCGCGACGATGCGCGGTCGGCTGGTCATGGTGAGCCCGCACGCCTTCAACTACGCCGAGTGGCCGGACGGCGACATGCCGCGCCCTGGCGATCCCGTAATCTTCGCAAAATACGCCGGTACGCTCGTGAAGGGCGCCGATGGCCGCGAGTATAGACTTTGTAAGGACAAAGATATTGCGGCGGTTCTGGAGGAATAAATGGCGACCTATAACGACGTATCGACCGCGCGGAACATTGCGTCGGTCGACCTCTCTTCGACCGATGCAACCTATTCGGGCGGCGCTATTCCACGCAGCATCTTCGTTGGCGGCGCCGGTGACGTGAAAGTGGACGCCTGCGAAGGTGGAACCGCAACGTTTACGATGGCGGCTGGCACCTATCTGATGGTGCAGCCGAGCAAAATCTACAAGACGGGCACGACCGCAACGCTGTTGGTCGCCCTCTGGTAATTCCCGACGACGGGATAAGAGCGGCCCGCTCTCCTGGGCAACAAGAGGCCACGAATGGCAGATGAGAACAACGCTCCTGACGGGGCGGTGACGGACGCGCCTGAGCTTCAGGATGGCGCCCTGGATGCGGTGGCGGCCGATACCGTCGCCGAAGCGCATGACGAACCGGTAACGCCCGAAGACCTCGCCTCCGAGCTTGGCTGGGCGCCTAAGGACAAGTGGCGCGGCGATCCCGATGAGTGGAAGCCAGCGGCCACGTTCCTCAAGGAAACCGTCGCGATCAACAAATCGCAGCGCAAAGAGAACAAGACGATCAAGGACAAGCTCACTCGGCTTGAGCGCGCGACGGACACCATCGTTGCCCGCACTCGCGAGGATGAGCGCCGCAAGGTGGAAGCGGAATTCAACACCGCTGTCGAAGAGGGTGACCAGGAGCGCGCCCGTCGCGCTTCCAAGGCCCTCGATACGCTTGATCGATCGACCGGCGGGGCTGACCCGGCGGTTCAGGATTTCGTGGAACGCAACAAGTCGTGGTTCAACGTCGACCCCTTCGCCACGCAGTATGCGGTTAATCTGACCGCGACGCTGGCGCAGCAAGGTCTATCGACGGACGAACAGCTTGAGCGGGCCGAGACGGAGATGCGCAAGCGTTTTCCGGAGCATTTCGCAGCATCGCAACGGACCAAGGGCCCGGCGGCGGTCAACGAGCAACAGGGCCGGACGGCCCGCACTGGCACCTCTAACCGGGTCAAGGGGTACGCCGATCTACCGGCGGACGCCAAGGCTATCGCCCTGAAATACGAAAAACAGGGTGTTCCGAAAGAGTCTTTTGCCACCGAATATTGGAAGGAAAACGCCTGATGGCTACGACGCGCGAACTGCGCTCAATTGACGAGCTGCGCGAACGCCGCACTCGCAACGCCGGCACGATCGACCGGATGCAAGAACTCAAAATGGCGATCCCCGAAAAGGCTCGTCAGGAGTACGGGGATCTGTACGAGTTCCGCTGGATCAACGACGTCGGCATGAGGCTCCACAACAAGACGGAATTCGACACCTGGCAGAAAGTGCCGGACGTCGACCCGCTCACGGTTGGCGTGGACGACGATAAGAACCCGATCAAAGCCTATCTCTGCATCAAGCCAAAGGAATTTGTCCGTGAGGACAGGGCGGCACGTGACAGGAATCTGGTGGACATCGAGAAGGGTATTATCGCGGGCGCAACCCAGGAGTCCGAGCTTCAGGGCAAATCATATGTCCCTGAAAACACCCGCAACCGCATTGGCCGCGTTGGCGCGACCTAGCGACTAAGGAATTCTTCAAATGGCGAACTCAAATGCGCCGGTCGGCTTCAAGCCCGTCCGGTACAAGAGTGGTGCGCCCTACAACGGTGCCGCGAACACGTATTTCGTTCCGGCTACCGACAGCACCGCTCTTTACATCGGCGATCCGGTCATTGTGGCTGGCTCCGCCGATGCTGACGGCATCCCGACTGCCACCATCGCTACGGCGGCCGGTGGCGCTCGTGCGACTGGCGTCGTCGTGGGCATCGTGCCCAGCCCGACCATCACGACGAAGTATCGGCCGGCGTCGACCGCTTGCTATATTCTCGTGGCGGACGATCCCGATCTTCTGTTCGAATGCCAGGAAGACGCAGTTGGTGGCGCTCTCGCCGCTGTCGACGTCGGTCTGAATGCGGACATGATCGCGGGTTCCGGCTCGACTGTGACCGGCTTGTCCGCGTGGCAGCTCGACACCTCGACCAAGGCCACGACCGCGACGCTTCAGCTTCGCATCTTCGGATTCGCACAGCGTCCGAACAATGCGATCGGCGCCAATGCCAAGGTTTTGGTGCGTTTCAACCTCCCGACCGAAACCGGCGCCGCCGGCTCGACCGGCGTTTAACGGAAGGACTGACAGATGTCTGGCGGTATCATTACCCGTTCGGCACATCCGAGCCTTCTTTGGCCGGGTGTCAAGGCCCTCTTTGGGCATAAGTACACGGACGTTCCTGCGCAGTGGTCGCAGATGTTCGAGAAGCGCGATTCCGACAAGGCTTATGAGAAGGTGGTGGAAGTCACCGGCTTTGGCCTGGCCGGCGTCAAGGGCGAAAGCCAGTCGGTCGGCTACGACAGCGAGGGCGAGGGTGTCACCAACACTTTCAACCACGTCGTCTACGGCCTCGGCTATCAGGTGACGAAGGAAGAGATCGAGGACAATCTGTACTCGGAAGTCTCGAACCGCCGCGCCCGTGGCCTGGCTTATTCGATGAAGCAGACGGCGGAGATCGTCCACGCTAACACCTTCAACCGGGCTTTCAACAGTTCGTATGTCGGCGGTGACGCGGTTGAGCTTTGCTCGGCTGCCCATCCGACGCGTTCGGGCAATCAGTCCAACCTCCTGACCGCTGCCGACCTTTCGGAAAGCGCGGTCGAAGATGCCGTCAAGACGATCATGCAGGCGACCAACGCCCGTGGTCTGAAGGTGATGATCCAGCCGGTTCGCCTGCTGATCCACACCGATGACACGTTCAACGCGACGCGCATCTTCAAGTCGGACCTTCGCCAGGGCACGGCGAATAACGACGTCAACGCCATGAAGGTGTTGGGCACGATCCCTGAGATCACGTCCAACCGCTTCTTCACGGACAATGACGCGTGGTTCGTTCAGACCGACGCTCCCGAAGGGATGCTGTCGTTCTGGCGTCGCGAAGTCGAACTGTCGAAAGACGCCGACTTCGATACCGAGAACGCGAAGGCGAAAGCCACGATGCGCTTCTCGAACGGCTGGGGTGACTTCCGCGCGATCTACGGATCGGCCGGAGCCTAATCGGCAGGGAAGACCCCGTGCCCAAAAGGCGGGGTACATTTCCATCACGGAGGTACGCACATGGACGGAGCGTTCATTTGCGATCGGTGTGGCTTTCGCTACCCGCGCCTTCGTCGCGAGTGGACCGGACTTTTGGTGTGCGACGACGACTTCGATCTGCGCCCGCCCGACCACTCGCCCCCACGCCTCGGACCGGAAGGACTGCCGCGCAAGGATGCGCGACCGTACCCGCCCGATCGCTTCCTTGATGTCAACGAGATCACGGCGGATGACCTATGACGACATCGGGTGAAACTGACTGGTCCTTGACTGCCCGCGACCTGATCAAGATCGCGATGCAGGAGGCTGCCATCATCCCGGCTGGCACCGAGCCGACAGCCGATGAGCTTTCGGATAGCCTTGTCCGGCTGAATGCCCTGCTGAAAAGCTGGGAGACACGCGGCTATACTCTCTGGCGCGAAGAGACGGCTACCGTCGCTGTATTGGCGGCGACCAACCCCACGGCTCTTGATGACGACGTGTATGATGTCCAGGCGGTGCGCTTTGTCGTGTCAGCGACCAATGAGCGCCCCCTGACGGCCTACGACCGCGACAATTATCAGATCCTCCCGAATAAGGCGCAGACCGGCAACCCGAGCATCTATTACTCGAACCGCCAGCGCGACAATGTGGACCTCCATCTGTGGCCCGTGCCGGCTGAGAATTCGACGGTCCAGATCGACTATCTGCGCAAGATCGAGACGGTCACCGACGCCTCTCAGACGGTCGATATTCCACCGGATTGGCAGGAAACGGTCTACGTCCTCTTGGCTGTCCGGATTTGCGGCATGTTCGGCTCTCCGGTGCCGGCTGAGCTGGCAATGAGGGCGCAGCTTCTACAGCGCGAGATTGACGAGCAAGATCGTCCGGCGGCCTATTTTATGGGTTCGTGGAATGGCTGATCTGACGTTCGGCACGTCCGCTTATTCCCGACAGAGGGGCAATCTCCCCGAACTTCCTGTCATCAACCTGTTTGTCGAAAACACGCCCTCCCAGCAATTGGGCGTCGTGCTTCAGAGCCGTCCGGGGCTGCAAGCCTCAACGACCGTGGGGGATGGCCCTATTCGCGGCCTGTTTCAGGCTGACGGCGTGCTTGGCGGGGCGCTAGTCGCGGTAAGCGGTAACGAGGTCTACAAGGGCGCCACACTCCTGGGGACGATCGCAGGGGACAGCGCTGTGTCCTTTGCGGCATCCGAGAGTGAATTACTGATCAATGCCGGCGGCCCGATCTACCGCACCGATGGCGTGGCGTTCGCAGCAGTGGCGTTTCCCGACAGCGCGGACGTCTGTCGGGTCGCGTCGCTTGCGGGGTACTTCCTAGCGCTACGGTCGGACACCGAGCAACTCTATTTCTCGGCCGTTCTGGACGGCTCCAGTTGGGACGCGCTCGACTTTGAAAGCGCGGAGAAGGAGCCCGACCCACTACGCGATATGATCGTCGTGAATGACATGCTGGCCTTACTTGGGTCGCAGACGGTCGAATTCTGGCAGACGACTGGCGACCCGGATGCACCCTTTGCGCCGATCGTCGGGCGAGTGTTCCAAAAGGGCGTGACGGGCTCCGGCGCCGCATGCCGGTTCGACAACACCTTCGCATGGATCGCACCGAACGGGTTGGTCTATGTTGGGGCTGATATTCCCCAGCGTATCTCGGACAGTGGCATTGAAGAGCGGTTGGCGCAAAGCACGACCTACGCGCTGTGGACGTTCTTTTTCGAGGGTCATGAATTCCTAGCCGTTCGCCTTGATCAGGGAACCTGGCTGTTCGACGCCCAGACCCGGCAATGGTGCGAATTTCAGAGCTATGGCCGTGACAACTGGCGGGCGCAGTGCGCTGCCCAGCACGGCGCGGCTTTGGGAGACGATGAGACGGGGCAAATCTGGACGCTTGGCTCCGGCTATACCGACGCCGATACCGTTCTCGAACGCCGGTTTCGCGCTGGCGCTCCGCTGTCTGGCGGCGCGTTCCCGATCAATAACGTCCGGTTGACGGTCAACGTCGGCGAAACATCGTACCTGAGCGGCGGATATGCCGATCCCGTGGTTGAAATGCGGACGTCGCGCGATGGCGGCCGATCGTGGGGCGGCTGGCGACAAGCACCGATGGGGCAACAGGGCGAGTATCGCACCCGCACCGAGTGGCGGCGTTGCGGAATGTTTGATGATCCGGGGATGCTGGCGGAATTCCGCTGCACTGACCCGGTTCCGTTCCGGGTGAGCGCCGCAAAGGTAAACGAAATGAGTGGAGGCAGGAGCCGCTAATGGCCGGTTTGACCCTATTCTACGCCTTCACCGAAGATTTGGCCGAGAAGGTCCATAATCTCGGCTCGGACACGCTCAAGGTGTGCCTGTCGAACACCGCGCCAGCGCTTACCGACGCCGGCTTCGCCGATATTGTCGAGATCGCGGCGGGCAACGGCTACACAGCCGGCGGCACAGCAGCAACAACGACGTCATCTGCTCAAACGGCGGGCGTTTACAAACTCATTCTCGCCGATGTGACCTTCACCGCGTCAGGCGGCTCGATTGGCCCGTTCCGCTACCCCATTCTGTACAACGACACTTCCAGCGGCGATCGGTTGATTGGCTATGCCGACTATGGCGTGAACTTCACGATCACCTCGGGGCAGTCCTTCCAAGTTGACTTCGACGGCTCGGCTGGCGTGCTGACGCTCGGATGACGACGTTCGCCGTTTCCGTCAATGTGATTCCCGCCGGCCTTCCGGCGGTTGGCTTCGCGCCCGGACGGATTCGGCTCGATACGGCGTCGGTGGCGGTGGGGCGGCCTAACGTCGCCTTCACCAGCAATTATGTCGTGCCGCCTGTCGCAAACGCATCGGCGCGACGTCGGCTCAATCGCCTATCGCTATCGGATTCGCTGGTCGACAAGGGTACCGGCAAAGCGTCGCTTAAATTCCATCGCGACTATCAGGCCAACGTCGAACTTACGGAAGCGTCGATCAATTCGCTGAGCAGCAACGTTGCGAGCCTTCAGGAGATCGTCAACCGGCTTGTAGCGGCCGAGCAAGCCGCTGGGGAGGCGGTAACGCAGGTCGCGACACTTCAGACGTCCACGGACCAGCAGGCCCAGATGACGCGAGTCCGCGATAGCTACGTCGACTTCGGAACTCTGACGGCGGAGAATGTCGGCGGTTCGGCCACGGTCACGATCGCGGACCATACGCGGCACTATCTCGCGCCGATCGCCGACGTCCCGGTTGATGGCGCAACTTTCACTGGCCAGCCTACCGCAACGACACTCTACGTCTATTACGACGATCCGGCGCTTGCTGGTGGAGCGGTCAATTACGTGCTAACGATCAACGGGGACCAAGCCGTTGCCACTTCAGACATTCCGTACCGCCATTTTGTCGGCTCGGTCGACACGCCAGCCAGCACCGGCGCCGGCACGGTTGGCACAACGACGCTGCCGCCCTGGCAGCAGATGCAGCTAGCATGATCGAGCGCACGACAGACGCCGACCGACTGAACACCCTTGTAAACGACCCCTCTATCCGCCCGCATGTCGGCGGCGATCCCGAGCAGCCGCTGGACCTGACCGCTGCGGTCAATAACCCTGACAATTACTGGATGCTCGGAGAACATGGCGGGTTCGGTTTCGTCTGGACGGCTCCGGGAACCTACGAGGTGCATACCTTCATTCTGCCGGAGGGCAGGGGGCATGCGGCTTACGCACTGGCGATGGAAGCGCGGGCCTTCATGACGAGTGAGGGCGCTACGCACCTTTGGACCCGCGTTCCGACCGACGCTGGGAACGTGCGCCGCTTCACCTTGGCTGCTGGGTTCCTTCCGGCGGGGCAACAGACATTGGATCTAGGAGTGGGGCCTGTGACCTACGATTTGTACGATTGGAGGCCGGAATGCCTGTAGCAATTATCGCGGCTGGTGTTGCTGCGGCTGGCTCGATCGGCGCGGCTGCTATTGGTGCCGGGGCGCAAAAGAGCGCAGCCAATAAGGCGTCTCAGGCTGCGCAGCACGCGACCGACACGAACAACCAGCTTCAGCGCGATATCTACAACAGCAATTACAATGTGCTGTCGCCGTATGTGAATTCAGGCTACCAGGCCAATCACGCGATCAACGAATTGCTCGGCTTGCCATCGAACGACAACGGCGCAACCAATCCTGTCGGCACGGGGCAGGCCGGAGCGCTTGGCCAATACGGCGGGCAGCAGAACGGTGCATTCGGCACGCCGGGTTACGGCCAGTTCGGCCAACCCATGAACACCGTCGATCAGATCGCGCCGCTCGGTGGCAATGCTCCCAACGGAACGGTGACGTCCCCGGCAACGGGTGGTGCCCAATCCGCGTTCCAGAATTACCTCAATTCGACCGGGTATCAGTTCCGCCTTGGCGAGGGATCGAAGGCTCTGAATACCAATTGGGCGGCGCGCGGATTGCTCAATTCGGGCGCGGCGGCGAAGGCGGCTCTGAAGTACGGGCAGGATTACGCCTCGAACGAGTTCGGCAATTATATGGGCTATCTGTCGGGGCAGCAGAACGTCGGGCTCCAGGCCGGCGGAGCGCTGGCTGGGGTTGGCAGCAACTACGCAAACTCGGTGAGCAACAACAACAACGCCAACGCGTCGGTGGCAGCTAATAGCGCGCTGGCGCAAGGCCAAGCCAACGCCAACCTTTGGGGCACCGCAGCCGGCGCCGTGGGGCAGATCGGCGGGGCGCTGATCAGTTCGTATGGCGCACCGGCGGGCGGAATTCCGCGCAATACCTATGGAATCGTTGGCGGTGATGGAAGCGGGGTCTACTGATGGGCTTTGACATCAATTGGGGCCTTGCTGCCCCTGTAGACGTTGGCGGCGCGCTGACGAATGGTTTCGAGCGCGGCAAGGCCATGCGCCAGGAATACGATACGAAGTCGGCTCTTGCGGCCTATGGCACCAATCCGAGCGAGGAAACCGCTGGAGCCCTGTTGCGGGTCGACCCTCGCCTTGGGATGCAGGCACTAACGCAGGAGCGCGGCAAGGCGCAGCAGCTCCGCCAGCAGCAAATCACGTCTCAGGCGGTGAGTGGTGACCCGGCGGCGAAGGCCCAGCTAGCTGGCCTCAATCCAGAATTGTGGATGAAGCTGGACGACCGCACCAAGGAGCATGTCAAGAAGTCCACTGAGTTCATGGGTAACGCGGCCTACGATGTCGCGCGCACTCCTGAGGATCAGAAGGCAGCGAAATGGGCGTCCTATGTCCAGCGCGCCGAAGCGGCCGGCATGGATATCCCGACGCAGTACGAAACCTACTCGCCCGAAGCGTTGAACGCCGTTGTGGCCGAAGTCGGCAAGATGGAAAACTTCATCAAGTTTAACGAGCCGGAATACAAGGTCATCCCGCAGGGCGGCTTCGCGCAAGGCTTTCAATACGGCGTTCCCATTGCCGGCGGCCCGTCGACTACCCAGCCCCCGCAGGCTGGCGGCCCTTCTGGCGCGCCTCAACCCGGCGCTGTCGTCAACGGCTATCGCTTCAAAGGCGGGCCGGTCAATGATCCTCAGTCGTGGGAAGCGGCGGGAGGTGCGGGCTCTGGCTCGCAGACCTTTCAACCCGTAGTTTCTGCCAACGAAGCAGCTCCGATCCTGCGGAATGCCCAATCGACCGGGCGTATCTCCCGCGCTGATGCCGAACGCGTCCGCAGCGCCCTCGGGGCCAACGGCGGCGAATCCTTTCAACAGTGGCTTGCCCAGCACAACATCAGGATCGCCGATCAATGATGGACGATAAGAAGCCGTGGGAAATGGATTGGGGCGCTCCCCAGACGAAACCCGCTGGCCAGCCCGCAAGCCCGCCCCCGGTGGTCTACGGTGCCCCTGCGGACCCGCTCGACCGCCAGTACAAGCAGGGCCAGGTTGAAGGTCAATCCCGCGACGCGACGAAAGATGCCTTCAGCCTTCGCAACACCGATAGCGAGATCCATAACCGCGATCGGTCCTACGATCTGAATACCCGCCAGTTCGAGCGTCAGTCCGCGAACACGATGCGCGACGACTACGACAAGTCGCCCGCCGTCACCAATTTCATGATGGCGCGCAACGCCTACATGGCGGGCCTCCAGACTGCGCCGAACCCTGGCGGCGATCTCAGCCTTATCTACAGCTATGCCAAGCTGATGGACCCGCAAACCGGCGTCCGGGAAGGCGAGGCCGCGTCTGTCGCCAACAGCCAGCCGTTCATTGACGCAACCGTTGCCAACCTTTCCAAGCAGCTCGGCAACGGCGGCATGTTCTCCGACACCTTCCGGTCGCAACTGCGCAAGGAAATGTTCAACAAGATGCAGGCCCTTTCGCAGGGCTACAGCATGGAACGTGACCGCTACACCGAATTGGCCAAGCGCGCGAACATCAACCCGCTGGACGTCGTGGACACCGATCTCCGCACGACCTACGCCGATCTGGAGAAGAAGGCTTTCGCAGGCCGTCGCGCCGATATCGGGATCGACAAGGACGGCAATATCAGCCTGTCCACGTCGCCCACGACGATGAGCGGTGGTGGCGGGGGAGACAAGGACAGCGGCGACACGCTGGGCGCCTACCGCGACCTTGTGGCCGGTGTTGCCGATGGCCGCTACGAATTAACCCCGAACATGACGGCCAAGGTCCGCGCTCCGGGCGAGAATGGCGAGATGAAGGAGGTCGCGCTTCCCGACAGCATCGTTAATTCCGACTGGTATCATGCGGTCTACGCGAAGAAGTTCGGCACAGAACCGAAGCTCCTTGTGGACGTGGGCGATCAGAATGACGAGCTGGCCTCTAACTATGAGCAGCGACTACGCGGCCTTAACGCCAAGATTGATAAGGCAGACGGGACCGAATCCGATGCCAACGTTCTAGCGACCAATGGCTTTACCCAGCAGTTCCGAGACGAACTGGCTGGCGGCGCAGCGGCAGCGGGTACTTTCCTGTCGACGGGTAGCGTCGATAAGGCCGGGCGAGCATACAACCTCCAGCGCGACGCGGAAAACCTTCGCATTGCGGACGCTCGCAAGCGCCAAGGCCTGCTAGGCCAAGCAGAGGAACTCGGTGGGGCTATTGCGCTCCCGGTTGGTCGCGCTGGTGAGATTCCGGCATCCGCGCTGGAAAGCGGCTCCCTCGCTACCGCCTCTCGCTATTCCGCTATTGCCGGTGCAAAGACTGGCGCGAAGATCGGTGCCCTGAGTGGCGCTGGCGCGTCCGATCCCGGCATCAACAATCGCATCACTGGCGCGCTCACGGGTGCGGCTGGCGGTGCGGTGGCGGGGGGTGCCCTTGGCGGCGCCGCTCCTACGGTCGGCAAGTATCTAGTGTCGCCGCTGGCACAGGTGGCCAAGCGCACGATGGGCAGGGATGGTGACGCGCCGCTGGCCATTGTTGCCAACGCCCTCTCAGACGACGCCGGGGGCATCGCTGGAGCCGCTACGAAGATGGACGATGCCGCAACGCGTGGGTCGCCGATGGTCCTTGCTGACACCGGAGACAATGCACGAGCGCTACTTGCGTCTGCCGCGCGTCGCCAAGGCGCCGGAAAGACGATGGGCCGGACGGCGATCATCGACCGCCAGAAAGCGCAGATGGAGCGCATTTCAGATGCGGTTCGCCGCGATCTCGGCCCGACCGCAAACCTCAACGAGATGGGCGACAAGTTCATCGAGAAGGCGAGGGCTGACGCTGGCCCGCTATATGACAAGTTCAAGGCTCAGCCAGGCGCAGACACCGTAAAGCTTGACGACCTGGCGACGCGACCGTCATTCCAAAACGGTCTGGCGCGAGCGTACAAGCTGGCAAAGGAAGAGGGTATCGACCCGACCGAGCTGGGCTTTGTTGTCGACGCAGAGGGCAATGCGACGATTTCCAAGGTGCCCACATGGCAAACGCTCGATTACATCAAGCGCGGCATGGACGACGTGGTTGACGCGAGCAAGAACCAGACGACTGGCAAGCTCAATGAGCAGGGCAGAGCCGTGTTCAACACCCTCCGTATGCTCAAGTCGCGGATGGACAATGCCAACCCGTTCTATGCGGAGGCTCGCGGCGCATATGCCGGCCCGATGAAGATGCGCGAAGCGATGGACAAGGGAGCCAAGGCGCTCAACCGATCGCCAGACGACCTCGCGGCCGAGATGAAAGACCTGTCGCCCTCGGAGCAGGAAATGTACCGGATGGGCCTTCGCAAGGCGATCACGGACTTCCTCGAAAGCAAGAGCGACGGCACGGACAAGGTTGGGGCCCTGATCGGCACGCCCAAGCGCCGCACGGCGTTTGAAAAGGCGTTCGGCGGCAAGGCTGAGTTCCAGCGGTTCATTAGCACTCTTCAGGACGAAGAGGCGATGAACCTGACCTATAAGAAGGTCGCGACAGGTTCGCCAACGGCTGAGAACTTGGCTACGGACGAGTCAGTCAAAACGGGTATCCCGCAAGCTGTAATGGACGCCGGGCTTCATTCCCTGCGAGGTGACCAGATCGGCGCTGTTGGACGCCTTCTCCGCCCTCTCAGCGATGCCGGCAAGTTTGGCGTCGGAAAGACCGGCGAAGCAACGCGAGATAGCGTTGTGGCGTATCTTACGGAGGCGGACCCTGTCGTCATGCGCGATCTTATTCGCGAGGCTAACCGGTTGCGGGAGGCTGGCAAACTCGCGGGCGGCAAGCTCGTCCAAGGCAGCAAGATACTCGGCGCTCAAGTAGGCCGGGCTGTCGGGAGTGTCGTCGGGCCGTCCAAAAATCTTCGGCCCAAATAAGCGGTCAAGCGCCCAACTGACGATTTTCATAGGTCGACACTATTAGCACACTAGACC